AAGTCCTTTGGTCGCAAGCGGGTTCCTATGAGAAGCAGTTTGCCCCCATCCTCATCAATACGGGACATGACTTCAGACTGAATCCAGTCAATCTGCTTTTCGTACTCATGGGCATTGGTGTTATCCACACAGTCATCCATGATGATTAAGTCAGCACGAGCGCCATAGATATGACCACGGATACCGATAGCCTGAACTGTCGGGTCCTTTTCGCCTGAGTCACGAGCCTCTGAGGAGAGGTAAATTAAGTCCTGCTTCCATGAATCAGAATTCTTCTCAAAACCACCTGGTGGTCCAAAAGTGAGTTGTAGGTCCTGATACTTAGGATGCGTTAGTCTGTTCTTGATGGAGAGCAGGAACTTTTGCGCCATAGCCTGTGTCTTAGACACAATCATTATTCTGATATTAGGGTTCTGGCAAATCCGATAGACAGCATAGTTGACCGTAATGGTCGTAGACTTTGCGTGTTCTGGTGGGGTATTAACAATCAATAAGTCGGGTGCGCCTACCTCATAGGAGATGGCAGGGTGTACATCCGAAGGTTCTCTACCCTCTAATAAATCTATCCAATGGCGTTGGTGTGTAAACACCTGAGTGCCTAGGTATTTCTCTGAGAATTCGGGGAAGGGTGGTACTTCCCCTCTAGCGGAACCAATCTCTCCACGAGCGGTCATGCTTCTCACTTTGTCCACAGCAGTGGCAAACTCAGTATCTACCTTTCGGTAGTACTCATAGGTCTTGACACTTCTGCCTACGGCATCCATGGCTCGTTGGACAGAATAGCCCTGCATTAAAAAATCTATAATTTGCTTTTTGATAGCATCACTTTTGTGTGACTGCGAAGTAACTCTTTTTCTTTCCATAGCATCTCCCAAGACGGGGTATTTGGAGTCTTGGGGCTAAACTCCTAACCGAAGGCGTAGTCCAAACGAAGCCGAAGGTTAGGGCTTCTACTAGGGGCGACCCATAGGGTCGCAGTTAGTGTTCGGAGGCTCCGATAATTTCGCCTCCTCACTAATACTATAGGTGTCCAAAAGGTCCTTATCGGACACTTTTGGGTGTGTGATTTACGACACACTATGGAGTAAATACATAAAAGCGCAGGTCAGAGCCACATTTATGGGGGGCGAGGACTAGCAAAGTTATGTGTATACATACACATACACATACACTCGCTGCTTTTAAAAACCCTGGGGTGCTGACAAGCACCTCGCACTGCTACTTGCAAGGCTGCACGGCTAGGCTTGGCACTGCATTGCTTGGCTTGGCTGCAACACTGGCAGGCAGGCGGGCTTTTACTCGCACAATCTTGCGCGTGTATCTATCGCCCGCGCCCCGCAGCCTGCACCGTTTAAACACTCAAGCATTGTGCGCACAATCGCAGATAGTTGAAAGTTCAACCAAATGCACAAGCAGCGCCCGATAAGTTACTCACCAGTAACATGCAAAAAACTCAATAAAACACGGGAAAATCTAACAACCGCGTTTTACCAAATTGCATAAAACCAGTGTAAAACAATGACTTTAGCCTTGTTACTCTTGAGTAACTTAGCAAAACTGGCAGCCGTTGAGCCTGCTGCATCGGTAAACCGTGAGAATCAAGAAACGGCAAAACACTCAAAAAACCCTTATTTTACGCTGTTTTTTGGGTGCTTGTAATTGTTTAAACTCTATGTCACACTTTCACCAGTGGCGCACACGGCGCCCAACGACTGGAGGCAAGACAATGGCACGACAAGCAGCAACACCAACTGCAACCAAGCAGACAACCCGTTTAAAAAAGGTTCTCTGCGAGGTTGACGGTTACATAGCAAGAATCTCTCGCTCAACCCTTATCACCTACGGCAGCCCAATCTGCCCTGCATGCAACCAACCAATGAGAGAGGCTCGCTAATCATGACAACTTTTGGCATGGAATTTGAGGTTCAAGGAATCTCACCACAACGCGCTGCGGAGCGTTTAAACGCTGCGGGGATTGTCTGCAATCTGCCACGCGCTCAACATGAAACCGACAACAACTGGAAAGCCGTTTATGACGGCAGCGTGTCCAACGGTGCGGAGGTTGTTAGCCCAATCCTCAACCCTGCCCGTTTAAACGAGGCTCATAAAGTCACCAAGGCGCTCAAAAATGCAGGCGCACGGGTTGACCGTGCCACGGGCTTTCATGTCCACATCGGTTTAAACGCTTTTGATGCAGGCATGGGAGCGCCCGTTAGCCGTAACGCGGAGAATCTCGCCCGTTTTATCCTCAACTATTACTCCATGCACTCCGCAATCGCAGCGCTTGTTGCGCCTAGCCGTTTAAACAACCGCTATTGCAGAATTCTCACCCGTGATTTTGCGGAGCGCCAAGCCTCCCACAGTTTAAACGACAACATGGGCGCGTTTAACGGTGACCGCTACACCTCGCTCAATCTTGAATCCATGCACCGCCACGGCACCGTGGAAATCCGCCTACACCAAGGCACGCTCAACGGTGTTAAGGCAATCGCATGGAGCCAGTTTATTGCGGGCTTAATCCAAGCCAGCGTGCAGGGCGTGGATTTAACAACCCAAGAACACCTCAACCCATGGAGCAACCCAACCGCGCCAAGCGTTGAGAATTCTGCCCTACTCATTGACACGCTCGTGTCAGGCAATCACCTCAACGCCAGCACGGGGGACTGGCTCAAGGGTCGCGCAGCCCGTCTAAACGGGTAAGCGCGGGCAGCCTGCCCCTAGTGGGCTAAGCGTGGGTGCAATCCCCACGGCAGGCACGAACGCCACGGAAAGACCGTTGCGTTTAAACAGAAACGGACTGGAAACCATGAACACAGAACCAACCGCACGCCAGCAATTCGCTCGTGACTTGCTGCTCGTATTAGATAACACAGGCTCAGCCTATGAAGAAATCAGAAACAAGGCGATGCGTTTAAACAACGACACCTACCAACTCGCCCTCTTTATTGAGGAATTTGTGGAGAATAAAATCGCGGAAGCCATGAAGCAACGCCCAAGCGATTACACCGCCAGCGTTGGAACGCTACTCATTGCCCAACTCTGCAACGGGTGGGGATTAGATGCGTATTATCCAATCGCCAAGGAAATCATGGAACGCCTAGACGAGAGCGCAGGTGTTTAAACATGTACGAAAATCTGCTCCCGTGGTGGCTCGTTTGGATAGACGGGCGCGTGTTGTTACTGCTCACGCTCACCGTTTACTTCGCACGAAAGGCGTTTAAACGATGAGCCTATCACGCCAAGAGATTGCAGCGTGGAACCAATACGGGAAACGCTACGACAAGAACGACAACTGTTTAAACTGCGGGGAAAATTTCTACGCAGCGCACCAACCAACATGCCCGTGGTCAGATGATTGCGAGCGTTTAAACACCGTCATGTGTGGCGATTGTTTGCGTACCGATTGCAAAGGTTGCAGATAATCCCGCCCTATGTGATACACTTCACCCATTAACCGAACACCTACAGACTGGAGAAAAATAAATGTGCGGAATCGCAGGCTATTGCTTAGACCCTAAGCATTACTCACGCATTACAACATCAGACCTCGCAGGGCAGATGCTCTACGACATTGAACACCGTGGACAACACGCCACGGGCGCTGCATGGATTAACCCACGCAACGGCAGGCGTGTAATCAGCAAGGCAGCAGCCAGCGCGACAAAGTTCGTGCCAAAGGCAGGCGAGCGCCTATGTGCAGGCGCAACCACTGCAATCTTGCACACGCGTTGGGCTACACAAGGCTCACCAACTAACAACAACAACAACCACCCAATCCCACGCGGTAAAATCGTACTCACACACAACGGACACATCAGCAACGATACCGAATTGTTTAAACAACTAGGTGTGCCTCGTGTCGGTCAGGTAGATTCAGAGGCTGCTGCTGCGCTCATTGCGTTTGCAGACGGCAAGCCTTGGGAAATCCTCGCCGAGTTATACGGCACGGCAGCGCTCGCATGGATTGGGCAGCATGACCCACGAACCCTGCACCTTGCACGCGTTAACTCATCACCGTTGTGGATAGCGCAAGCCAACACAGGCTCCCTATTCTACGGCTCAACGCAGCAGACAGTAGAGAACGCAGCCATTATGAGCGACTGCGAAATTGACTGGCTGCATGAGGCAGCAGAGGGTGAGTATTTCAAAGTGCGTGACGGTCACATCACCGAGTATCAGACTTTCACGCCTCGCAAATACGAACCAACAAATTGGTGGAGCAACTATCGCCCCGCCTCATCGTATGCCACGGACTTGGATTATCTAGGTCATTACAACACACGCAAGGCAGACCGCTATGCAAAGTGGTGGGAGGATAAGGAAGAACTACCCTTCTAATAGTTTAAACAGAGAGAACCCCTGCTGCGGCGGGGGTTTTTCTTTTGTTTAAACATCGTTAGCACTCTGGTGCTGTGACTGCCAGAAATTATACCAACTGTTTAAACACCAGACATGTCACGCTACCACAAAGTAACTTCTTGTCAAGCGTTTAAACAACACGCAGAAAAATTTTTTTATTATCTTTATTAAATGCTTGACTTTTATTTTATGCGTATGAGAAACTTGCGACATGACAGAAAACGAACTAACACAACAAGAGATAAACCAACTACGCGCCCGCTTGTTTAACAAAGCGGAACACATCTTGAGAGAACTCCACCGTGACGACTTTCAAATTATCTATGCCGAACTATGCAGGGAAGCAGGGATACCAAACAAACACGAACACAAGCAAAGTGTACGCGAGCAATACAAAAACCTAATCCAAACAATGAAACGATAGGAGAACAAACCAAATGTATCTAGGGACTGGAGAAATGGCAGGCATAATCATAGCCCTGCTCAGCGCGTTAATCGTACTGGCTCTCGCCATGAGAGATAACGCACGCTTGAATAAGTACAACGCCTACCTACGCAAGCGCAACTTAGAACTTCTCAAGAAACTTGAGAACTCAGTAGAAAGACCTTTCTAAATGAGCAGCCTATGGAAAGCAGAAATCACAGACGACATGGTGAAACACCTAAGTCTTGACCAACGCAAAGAATTGTTTAAACAACTTGACGATGCCGTTGAACGAATAGCCTCGGAGGTTGAGGTAGGCAGGGAGTTTAAACATGAGGTTCAAAAATGAGAGAGCGTTGTTCAGATTGTGGAGAGTATCGCAACTCATCAAACTTGTTCAGTACAGAACGCGGAGTAATCTGCGGGAAATGTATGAAAGAGTTTAAACATGACTAAACAATTCTCTTACGCAATTTATTTTGACGGAACCAAATGGCAGTTAGACATTGACACGGAGGAACAAGCCTTTCCAAATGGAACTGTCTATGATACCGAAACCAAATCGTGGGACTATGCCTATCAGGGTGACGGTAAATTTATTGAGGGTGCGCAAGAAGCAGACAAACAACTGCAAGACATGCTCAACAAAATGAATCAAGAAAGGTCAGGTGTTTAAACATGTGCGAACATGGCTGGACTGAAAGCCTAGATACTCTCACTGAAAATAATAAATGCAACTGCGGGATAATAGTTTGCCTAGACTGCGGAGCAGAGTTTGATAAATCAGGCGAACAAGTAGCGTTGGGAGTTTGAACATGAGTTACAAGCATGGAGAGAACCACGAGAACTGCTGGCGCGATTGCGACAAGCACACCGAAGCGGAGTGTTTTGTTTTTGATTGCCCCAATAATGCAGCGCCTCAATACGACTGCGAGGTGGCACATGTTTAAACGCAAAGTATGGAAAGCGCCACGAATAAAGAACCCTGCTAAGTGCATAGACTGTAACGATGTCTACGAATTAGACGGACTTAACTTAGACCTACGGTGTAGCGATTGCGTAGACCAATGGTTAATAGACGACATGGAAATGGAGGAAAGCGAGTGAACTTAAATAAAGAACTACTCAAAACTCAATACAATTTCTTGGCATCATACCCTTGGCGAGAGGGAGATGAGCCTGAACAAGTGACGGGAATACTTAATTTATTAGAGGGACTATTAGAGGAGGAAAGTAATGGCTAAAACAATTACCATGAGTTTTGAATTTCCTGATACCTACGACTTCTATGAAATCATAGACGAGGTAACGCGAGTTTCATACCCAATTCATACACAACTATCTTGGAAAGTATTGGAGAAAAAAAATGACTAAGAATCCTGAAAAAATTATGAAAGATGTGATAAACGCCTTCGTTGAATACAACAATTCAAATGCGGTGGAACAATCACCAGTGCGAGGAGTAGTTATCCGACCTAATGGAACGCATACCGAAGGGTTGTTTAAACAACTAGCAGATTACCAAAGTGCTATTGACGGTTGGATTACTGCGGTGCGTTTATACGATTACAACGGACAAGAGATTGCGTGTGCCTATGTAGATGATGAGGGGTTGTTAAAGAACCTGCCATTAAATCCTATGGCGAGCGCCTTATCTTTCTTGTTTGGTAACACACCACACCTTGTGGGTAACGCGGTGATTGTTGGGCGCTCAGATGATGAGGGTTACGACACAGACCTGCCCGAATTTATCCTTACGCTGGTGCGAAACATCAGTGCTAAACAGGAGAAGGAAGCATAATGTTTAAACGATTAGTCGCTATCTTCCTCATTGTTACTGCATCGGTAGCAATAGACGACAGGTTTTTTGATAAAGACCATGTGCCTCTCACACCATTGGTTAATGATGGCAAAGTGGCAGGCACAGTGGTTGCCTTTTACGAGAACGAATACCAACGCTATGCAGTAGACATGCTTACACAAATGGGCAAACTAGAACAGTGGACTTGCTTGTACACACTATGGACACGCGAGAGTAACTGGAATCCACGCTCACTTAACCGTAAGTCAGGTGCCTATGGCATTGCACAATTCATGCCAGCAACATGGAAACTCGTAGGGTTTAAACGAACTGATGACGGGTTCGTACAAGTGGAAGCAGGGCTTGCGTACATACAAAGAAAATACGGAGGCAACATCTGCAAAGCGCTCGGTTCAAATCTATCAAGAGGGTGGTACTAATGACCGAATACCAAGAACTAATAGAGGGATTGCGTAATCACCTCATACTCAGTGGGCTAACCTACAACGCAGAGGTACCCACTCAGCCAGTAATCATCAGACCAGTACGCGTTGAAATGCTGGCAGCCACAGTCATGGAGTATTTAAATGCAGCAGGATACGCAAATACAACCAAGGTTTCATAGAATCAGAAAGGTGCTGCGTTTAAACAGCCGTGTTTACTACACGCTTGTTTACAATCCACGCAACTTCACAGATGCTAAATGCTACGGTGTACCTACCGAAGTATTTTATCCACCACAAGATAAGTTTTCTCCCGATGAGGAACGCTACATCAGGAATAGAATCTGCGGAGGCTGCCCAGTAATTGAAGCCTGCGGGGAGTGGGGACTAGCCCACGAACGCTACGGTATTTGGGGTGGCATGACACCTGCAATGCGTGAAAGAGAACGCAAGAAACGCAAGTGGGGATTAACCGAGCCTGCGTTGAGCAACAATCAAAGATAGGTTAAACTAGAACAGCAAGCACCGCCTAGGTTCCAGTCCCGAAAGCGGTGCTTGTTTATTTATGAAGCCGATTTATCACCAGTAATAATACGAATAGCCCAGTCAAGTCCAGCGTTTAAACCCTTAGACCACTCATCTTTTTCTGTGATTTTAGAGTACTCAATTTTCTGTACAAACTTTTCTATGAACGCCTTATGAAGAAGGTTAAAGCGCTCAATAAAATCATCATCTGTCATAGTTTAAAAACATTGTGCATTAGCATGAACACTTCTTCAGCCAAATCATCAAGAGTCCCATCGTTGTATAGCACTCGTTTAAACATGTGATTATCCATAGCGCGTTCACTTACATGGTCATTGACTGCTGCATGGTTGTGTCTGTTTATACGCCACACTTCCCCGCCACGCTCCTCAATCATGCGTGCTTCATTAGGGAAACGAACATCAGGTATGACTATGCGCTCGCCTTCATTGACTTGATTAAACAAACGCCACACCCATACATCTTGGTGGATTTGTTGGCGACCAACTTCAGTACCCATAACCTGTAATAAACGGCGCACTTCATCTTTAGCCTTGGCTACTTCCCAACCGTACATCTGCACTATCTCGTTTAAACGGTGACCATCATGCAAGATTGGATTCAAAGCAATCAACGATTCACGAATACCATCAGCAAACGCCATGCGTTTAAACCCGTAGTTCAATACGAGCAACTCAGCAACTGTATCCTTACCGCTTCGGGCATAACCGCTTAATCCAATAATCACTCTTGCTCCTCCTGATTTCTAATTTCTGCTCGTGCTTCTGCATTACTACGAACGCGCCTACGACCACGCCATACTGGTGCTTCGCCACCTAACCTGTCTTGCAGTTTAACTATCGCACGCTTGACACGCTTGCGCATTGCTTCCTCCGTGGTTCCATAAGATTCAGCAAGCGCACCAAACTCCATACCACCGTTGGCATAACGCATGCGCAGTAAGTCTTGGTCTGCCTTGTTTAAACGGTCAAGCCCTGCTGCAACATCTGACAGCAAAGCAACGCGGTTACCACCTTCGGAAGGCTTAGCACTACGAGAAATGTATTCACTACTCATGTCTGGTGTATCAGTCCAACCTTGGTGTGTCCATACATCACGCAATAGTTCATGTAACACCTCGTGTGTGTAATAAAAACTATCGTTGATTGGTGAGCGAGATAAATGCGAGCGCTCTTTGGCAACATACTTTTGCGCTTCGTTATAGAAAGTTTTGCGCAGTTTAAACTTCAGGCTTTCTTCATCAGTCCACTGCTCTATCTTGTGCCAGTGTTCTAATGCCCACAAGGATAAGTGCTGGTACAAATCATCAGTGGTTACGATGCCACGATGCATACGATTAGCACGGGTTGCAACTTGACGGGCTACCCCGTAAATAGTTTCCCAAACTTTATCTTGGCTATCCATCTTTTGGTTCTGCTTTCTCGTTCTTTAGTTTACGCATTGCCATAAGCAAATCATCAACGGTGATGAGATAACCCTTGCTCTTGTTCGGTGGAATCTCGCAAGTAATCTCACGACCAAACTCTTTAATCGCATACAAAACATGAGAGGTTGGCACCATAAGTACGCCCTGTTCAAGTACGAACGCCCAGTAATCCGCTTCGGTTACCATCACGCCCGATGCTTCCCATGATTTTGATTTCATGTACCAACACTCAACTTCTATGTAGAGATTGTTGGTTACCCACCATTTTCTATCTCGCTTTACTTCTACCTTCTTGCCTTGGGTTAGCAGTTCTTCAACTAACTGTTCACCCTTTCGCCCGTATCCAAAGTCCAAGTCAAATGATGAGTTCTTTGCCACTGTTTAAACACCCACTCGTTTGCGCAATCCCTCTGCTCCTTCAGCAAGGAACACATCGTTGACATCGCAGTTGTCAGGCATGAACACGGGGAATACATTGTCCAATTCTCGTGAGAGGGTCTTAGCCATCTCTTTACCTGCGTTGTCACCATCACAAAACAACATAATCTTTTCCCAATCCGCAAGGACACGGGAGTAAAACGGTTTCCAGTTGTTTGCCCCAGGCAAACCAACCGCAGCAAAGCCCACTTGCGTGGCAATGATGGTATCTAGTTCACCTTCACAAATCACAAGCATGTCAGCATCTTTATCCAATGCTTGAACATTGTAAATGTGAGTGCTTGCTCCTGGTCTTGATAAATATTTTGGTCCACTATCATTGTTTAAACTGCGGAAACGGATGTCAACTACACCTGATGGAGTTAAATAAGGGATAGCCAACTTACCAAGGTAAGGTTCGTGTCCCGCTTCAGGATTCGCCACGAAGCCGAGGCGGAACATACGCGCTGTCGCCTCTGTTATACCGCGACCCGTCAGGTACGGCAGCGCTGAATACACATCGCCTGCCATGTCGCAAGCAAAACATCTAAAGCCACCGTTGTCTATGTTTAAACGAGCCGACTTTACATGGTCATTGTGGAAGGCGCAACGCACTGATTGCCAACCTCCACGATTGGTAGAGATTACAAATCCGTAATGCTCAAGTACTTTAACGATGTCATGCTTAGAGGTTGGCGAGGACATCACTGAGTTTCTGAACGACATACGCTTCACCAACTCCCTTGTTGCTTGCCTTGATAATTACCAATGGCGTAGGTGCAACGGCTAGTCGTTTAGCAACTCGGTAGTTCTCTGCTTCAATCTCTGCTTCTCGTATCCACCCACTTAAGTCAATGCGCCCATCACGGCGTGGAGCCTTTGCTTCTACAACATAGGCACCGTTAACCCCTGGAACATACACATCGCCCACATCATTACGACCTGCACGAGGCAAACGCTGTGCGTTTAAACCTTGCTCCATAAACCAATCGGCTAAGTCAATCTCCCATGCTGCGCCTCTACGCTTGTTGCTCTTTTGCTGGCTCATGCTCTCTCCTTTCGGCTGCTTCTACTGCTGCCCAATACAAGTTGTAGTAAGCATCGTCAAATGAAAATCGTTTCATGTGCTTGGCAATCACACCAGTGTGTGCATGTACGGGTATACCCGCAGCCTTGACCTTACGGAAGAAGGCAATGTCCTCACCAATAAACTTCTCACCACGCTCGTTATTCTCACCAAACCAAAAGTCATCAGGAAACTTCTCGTTTAAACCTTTGAGTACGCTCTTGTGCATTAGCACTAATCCCATGCCAGCGTTGTCAACCTTTACTACTTGGTTCTTAGGTAAAGGGTGAAGATACTTAACCTCGTATTGGTTTCCAGTTTCATTAAATACACATGGCATAGGTTGCATCAAAGAACTTTCCATGCCCTTGCTAATGAAGTAAACACCGCTAACTACTGGGCGTGCCACTTTGTCAGCCGTATCCCATAGGGTCTTGAGCATCTCCTTAGTTAGCACAATGTCGGAGTCAATCCATAACGCCCAGTCAGTGTTAACCTTCTGCCACATCTCTATGGCTGCTTGGCGTTGGCGTGCTATCTGATTGCCTTGTACACGGATAGCGTTATTAACTGGCACACCTATTGTTGGAGCATGGATAAGTGTGTATACCAAACCCTCAGTAAACTTTCCATCAGTGTTACCGTTGTCGCACCAAATGATAGATAAAGTTTCTTTATTACTATGCGCCATGGTTATGCATCCTTTTCTCGGAGCGGTCAATAATGGTCATTGCGTTCTCGGCTAACTCTTTAAAGTTCTCCGACATAAGAATTAGTTTTTCGGCGACTTCTTCTCTGCACTCTGCTCCGTGTTCTTCCCTGAGATGAGCAGCAAGTTGCGCCACATAGTCAGCAAACTGGAGTGACTCAAGCCAGATTGCAGATGGGTTGAAGATTTTGTTTGTTGCTTCATCAACATATTCCACAAAGTTTGGAAGTTCATTGAGTAGAGTTTCCTTCAACTCCTTCGGAAGTTTCGCCTGCTGGATTGCTTCCTCCACCATCTCTGGTGTAATTGACTGTTCCCCCCGAAAGAAGCGTTTTGTATTCTTCATCTGTGAGTTCCTTGAATTGACCCGTTTCCTTCTTCCGCCAAACATAAGTTCTCCATCCCACTGTCCAAGTAAAGTTCTTCGGTAAAAACATCAACTGCGCTTTCATGTCTGTAATCAGTGTCTTGGTAGGCACAACTACATCTTGGCTATCTAAAGAACCCACAAGGTTTCCCTCATTGCCAACCTCTGTAAGTTCCCAATCAGAATTCGTCATCGTCATCCTCGCTTTCATAGTTATCAAAATCAATCACAACATCTACAACAGCCATAGCAACAATGATTGCTACTGCTACAAGTATTGCAAGCGAGGCAAACATGGCAAGGATAAACTTCACGGTGCCACCAAGTCCTTAATCTGCATACTGGCAGGGTCATAAGCAAGCCACACTGGTGTAGCGCCCGTTGAATCAGCAGGTCCATAACGGTTCTTAACCGCACATACACCCATTGAAGCAATCTGTCCGTGGACTGTAAGTATCAGAGAAGGGGTTTGGGCAACCTTTCCATGCAGCGATGAACGCGGAGGACATGGGTTTCCATTAACACCTTCACTTGTATGGTGACACACAACAACAGCAGCGCCAGTATCTCTAGCCCACCACTTGAGTTCACGCATAAGTGTGCGTAATCCGCCCCACTCATCTTGTCCATCAAGGGTTACATCTACTGCGTTGTCAAGCACAATGAGTTCAACATCTTTACCTAAGCGCTCGCGGGCTGCAAGGACTGCATCCTCTACATCTTTGAGCGTAGGTGCAGAATCAAACTCCCACATGATGTGGTCAGCAGGCTTGAGCATTTGCGCTGCCCACTCTCTGTCTGCTTCCATCATTGGTTCTACTTCTGCTTGAGTTCTACCAGTTAACATCGCAAGCAAACGCAAACTCATTGTATGTGAGTGAGTATCTGCGGAGATGTAAAGCGTTGGTACTTGCGCATGCACTGCAAGTGACAGAGCAAGTGTTGATTTACCAGCCCCTGGAGGACCAGCAATCATGCTTACCTCGCCCCGTCTAAACGCTATCTGCTGC